GCAGCTCAGGCGGCTCTGCTATCCTTGGCGGAGGGCCGTGATCTGAGCATGGGATCATTGACCGGGCGCGGGAATCCACTTTCGAGAACAGAGTTTTGTGCCCTGCGGGATGCGTTAATCAATGCTGGCCTGGCATACTGGATTAATCCCCGGAGTCATTCCCAGGGATGTGCGCTAAATGTGGGGGGGCGTGCCGTTCTAAAGCGATATGCTAGGCTTTGATCGACTCCCCCAATCAAGTGAAGAATCTGCCAATTATTGGCGGATCACGGCTGAATGGCTTGCGCGCGCGTGCGCGCGTGGAAGGCTTAGCATGAAGAAAATCAGGAAATATCCGAATTGTAAATTTTGTGGGAAGATTTTGCCAGATAAAGCGCATGGCAAGAGGGAGTTGAATGGCGACCTGGACCACTAAGCTGAGCCTGGCGTATGTAGAAATGGACGCAAGCCAAGAGGCGTTATTTTGGCTGGCTATCGATTTGATATTAAGGCTAGGAGGGCTGCTTGATGAGGATACTGTCAAACCAAATAGAGCAATCGAGGACTCTGATGGATAAAAAAGAATCCCCAGCTCAAGCTACAGAATGGGCGAAAAATCAGGAATGGCGAAAAACCTATTCCTGGGACTTTGACCAGGCGCTTGCTTTGCGCCTGGCTCTGGTCAAGTTGGGGCTCGGTCTTGACTGGCGGATGGAAGGCCAGGAATTTGAGGTTATGGAGGCCAACCAGCGGCAAGCAATTGTAGATATGGTCCCGGAGCTCAGCCGGGAAGATCTGGCGGCGGTTTACAACCTGGTCAGGCTGCTGGTGGTTATCCCGGATGATGATTAATAAGGGTGAATAATTCATTGGCAAATTTTGCCAAACATACAGGAGATGACAATGAAAACTTCCAATTTTGCTGAATTTTTGGTCGATCTGGCTATGCACGAGCTCGTGCCAGGTCAGACTGTGGAGCTGAAGGATATGCGGATTACAGCCACTTCCGAGACTCGAATATCCCTGGAGATTGGCGGTAAAACTGTGGAATATGATCTATATGACGGTCCTTGTCCTACGGCTGAAGCGACAAGAGAAATTGTTAGAACTGATGTACAGCTATTGCCGGAAATGGAGATTTAGTTGTATAATCTGGTCAATTAAACGCAAACCGCCCTGGGCTTTGGCTGGCTGGGGGCGGCTGCTGTCTGCTGACGGGAATTATTAGGTTGATTATAACCTAAAGTAGTGAATCGTCAAGCGTATTTATATAGCAGCCGCGCCCACCATTCAACGAAAGTTGATAAGTGGGCGTTTTGCATTCAGATTTTAGAGGTCTTGCAGCTCTACCGGGCCGGGGCAATAAAAAGATTGCCCCGGGGGAGACCGGGGCGGGCGGGTGAGATCATGAAGGGATGTTTCATGACTCGTATTGATTCTACCATTCTGCAATCCGAAAATCAATCTGAAAAAGGCGCCGCTGATTTGCTGAGCGCGGCCCTGGCCTATGCTGCAAAAGGTTGGGCTATTTTTCCGGCTAAGCCCTATCCCGATAAAAGCCCCTATACCCCTCAAGGCTTCAAGAATGCGACCAAGAACCCGGCTGTTATACGGACCTGGCTCGAAAAATACCCGGATGCTCTTATAGGCCTTCCTTGTGCTTCAAATGGTTTTTTTGTGGTGGATATTGACCGAAAAGACGGGCGCGACGGCGGCAAGGCCTGGACTGAGCTCGTTGAAACTCTGGGCGCCGGCGTGGATGTTGTAGCCGGCCCATGCCAGGCAACCCCAGGCGGGGGCTGGCATATTTTCTTTGCTATTCCCGAGGGAGTAGAGATCCCGAATAATGCCAATAAACTGGCGCCTGGAATTGACCTTAGATCTAACGGCTATGTATGCACTGGGGCTGGTTATTCATGGCTTCCTGGTCATGGTCCAGATCAACCCTTAACCCTACCCCCTGCATGGCTCATCTCTGCAATAGCAAATATGAGTCATAAATCTGGTTACAACGCGAGGCAAAAAACCGAGGCAAGTAAACCGGAAAATGCCGGCAACTATTGGCTTAATTACTACCTGGCCAGAGCTGCAGGAAACCGAAATGAAACCGGATTATTCTTAGCCTGCCAGCTCCGTGATAGCGGTCTAAGCCAATCTGAGGCTGAAACCGTGATGATCCAATATGCTAACATGGCTCCTGTAAGCAACCACCCTTATACCCAAAACGAGGCCAGGGCAAGCCTAAAACAAGCGTTTACAAGGCCAAGGCGCGATCCTGCCAGGCTGCCAGGCCTGACCTATTCGCAAGGGAAAAAAGGCAATGGGTATCATGCAGCTGAGGCACAGAAGATCATCACTGTTAACAGTGATGATAACAGTGATGCCGGCAATTCCATCCCCTGGCAAGGCAGCCTGACTGATACAGGCAATGCTATTCGGCTAAAACTACGCTATGGTGACAAGCTGCGCTGGGTGAAGGAATGGGGATGGCTGGCCTTCGATGGTAGGCGCTGGCAGCATGACAGGGAAGGCCTGGCAATCCGATTTGCAAAGGATACGGCCAGGGGGATCTACCAGGAAGCAGCTCGAGCGGGCGATGATGATCGATCGAAGGCAATAGCAAAGTTTGCCGGCATTTCTCTAAACCGTAATCGGATAGAGGCAATGCTAAACCTGGCCATTGACCTAATGCCGGCCAGGCCCAATGATTTTGACTCGGACCCTTATATCTTATGTGTCAATAATGGCCTGTTGGATCTTCGATCCGGTGAGCTGCGACCCCATGATCCTGGAGTCACAGTAACTAAACTTTCGCCTGTTGATTACGACCCTGAGGCAACCTGTCCAACTTGGTTAGCTTTTCTAGACCGTGTTCTAGAGAGTGATTATGAATTGATCGATTCTATTCAACGGGCGGTAGGATATAGTCTCACTGGCAATATATCCGAACAAAAATTGATCTTTCTCTACGGATCCGGGGCCAATGGTAAGAGCACGTTTCTAAAGACTATTCTTAACCTTATGGGGGATTATGGCAAGCAAGCGGCTCCCCAGCTCTTGCTAAAGGGTGACAGACATCCAACTGAGATAGCAGATCTACAGGGAGCTCGTTTTGTAGCAACGGTGGAGGTTGAAGAGGGCAAGCAAATGGCTGAAGTCCTTGTCAAGCAAATGACCGGCGGAGATATGGTCAAGGCGCGTTTTATGCGGGGTGACTTCTTCGAGTATGAGCCAACACATAAAATCTGGCTAGCAGCCAACCATAAACCACCCATTACTGGAACAGATAACGCGATCTGGCGCCGGATCAAGCTCATCCCCTTCGAGGTGACAATACCAGAAGCTGAACAAGACAAGCATCTGATTGAGAAGCTTAAGACAGAGCTGCCCGGGATCCTGGCATGGGCTGTGCGTGGTTGCCTGGCCTGGCAGCAAATAGGGATAGCTTTTCCTGACCGCGTAGATAAAGCAACAGAAGCATACCGGGCAGAGATGGACCTAGTAGCGCAATTCTTAGAAGAGTGCTGCGTAATCAATAGTCTGGCCAGTGTGGGTGCTAGCGTTCTGTATGGGGAATATTGCAAATGGTGTGATCAATATCGAGAAAAACCGGAGAAACAGAAAGCATTTAGCATGCGCCTAAAAGAACGCGGTTTTGTAGCAAAAGACCGAGACTCTTATGGGCGAGCTCTATATTCTGGCATAGGTCTAATTGCCCCACCAGCTGGGGAATCCGCAACAGGGCAAAATGTCTGAGGCGTCTGAGGTATCTGAGGCAAAAAACGGTATAAACAGAGCTTTTATGACTCGTGGGCCGCTATATGGAATCTTACCTCAGACGCCTCAGATGCCTCAGAAAAATGCCCTGAGCTGGGAGGAATAATGAGCAATCCACTACCGTTTGAGGCGTTTTTTAGTGGAGATCCGGAGCAATTAATAGTAGGTGTAATAAAACTTGGTATTTGGTTGGCCGGAAAAGGGCATAAAAACCCTTATCAGACTTTTGGGGAATGGAAGATTGTTATTGGGGAATACCCGGATTCTTTATCGGTCTATATTCAGGAAATTCTAAGAAGCGGTACAAGCCGTTTACAGGTTACTGGAATCAATCAGGAGGCATGGGAGAAAAATGCTCGATGGTGGGAAGTTCTCAGGCGGGGTTTGGGCCTGGTAGGGGGTCCCCAGCTGGAAGAGCGACTTGTTAGTGCTGAAAGTAAGCTTATGCTTGATGATAGATGCCCACTTACAGAAGATCAAAAAGAAATTTTGAGACTTATCGGAAAGGGTTTGAATAATTACAAGATAGGCGAAAAAACACATAATAGCGAAAATACTATCAAGGGGAAAGTTACCAAGATTTTTAATGTTTTAGGGCTGGAAAAATCTAATCGAAAACGAGAAATTGCAGTGAAGGTGGCTAAAGATAAGGGCTATATTTAGGAAAAATAGTTAACTAAACTACCTACTAAACTACCTACTAACGCCTACTTTTTTGGTTTTATCCTAAGCCCAAGATAATCTTGGGCTTTTTTATTTGAGTATCGGGGTGGGGATAATGCAGAGGGAATTCGAAGATGAATCTTTCAAAAGACTGGTTTTTGCTGTTTTTTGGCGAGCGATTGAAGATGTCCAGATCGGGTATCTTGACGCAAATTCAGAATCTGAGGCGGCAGCCTGGCTACTGTCAACCGGCCAATTATGGCTGGTAGGTTTGGGGATCGATGTAGATCCTAAGCAATGGGCGTCCTGGATAGAGGCGGGGTGTCCTGGTAATCACAAGAGGAGTCAGAATGAGCAAGAAGAGTAGCGGACCGGGTTATAAGCTCAATTGGAAGGGGGAGGAAGTAAAAAAGATTATTGGCACAATGATGGAGAATATTGTCTCGGATTTGGGCCATGCTGCGGCTGGCAATGCCATGAAAGAGCTTACGAAAGGACATGGAGTAGTAACTGCCACATTGCAAAGGTCGATCCATGCAGCTCCGCCGGGGTACGGGTGGAATAGCGATGTAGGTTCTGGCTTTAATGTGGGCGGAAAAAAAATAGTGGCAATCCGAAGAGGCAGCAGGGTTAGCGTAGAGGTGGGCAGCGGATTGGAATACGCGATGGCAATTCACCAGGGTTGGAACAACTCGAATGGTTTGAGAGGCACCTTTGAAGGCTATCACTTTTTGACTATTGGCGTTGAAAAGACCCGAGCACAAGTTCCGGTGATCATCCGGAGGAATGTTATCAAATACATTGGAGGCTGATAGCGATGGACTACAAGAATTTTTCAGGATCGGTCAAGGCTGAAAAAAGCGGCGAATTTTCCGCATTGTTTTGTAAATTTGACCAGGTGGATAAGGACGGGGATCTAATCCTACGCGAGGCCTTCACACCTGGTCAGAAAGTGGCTTGCTGTTGGGGGCATGACTGGAGTCGGATTTGCGGATCTGGCAGGGTCGAAATATTAACTGGATACCCCGGTCCAGGGGCCGTTTTTGAGGGTAAATTTTTCATGGATACCCAGGCGGGGGAAGAGGCATATCGGACCGTCAAAAATTTGGGTGAATTGAGTCAGTGGAGCTGGGGATTCAGGACCATTGACTCCGCTTACGAAGAGCGGAACGGGGAGACTATCCGCGTGATTAAGCGCGTGGAGCTCTTCGAGGTCAGTCCAGTTTTGATCGGCGCGGGGTATGACACCCAGCTACTGGCAATCAAGGGCGGCGACACTCAGGAAAACCGGCGGCTTTACAACGAATTTCGCCGGATAAATTCTCAGTTGGAAAGTGCACTTGAGCCTGAACCCAGCGAAATGATCAAGGAATACAACCGATTTTTGAGGCTATCGGATCGTATTGATGGACGTAAATGATTATCTACGGCTTGGCCGGGCGGCTCTGGTAAAGCTCACGGGGCGGCTGTATATCGGTTTTGATTTCAAGGATCCGGGCCCGAATTATGACGGGATCTTCTTTCGGTACAGTGACGGGTTCCCGGCGGTTTGGATCCGACCAGGATTAACACCCATGCGAGTATTAAGAACGCTTTTGCATGAGGCGGCCCATGCAAAGCTGCATGAT